GAGGCGCGTATTGTCGCTGCGCCCCCTTTCATGGTCCACCATTTCGGTGACTGCGTTGAGCATTGCCCACCGGGTAGAACCCACCATCTCCGCACCCATGGCCGCCCCATCGAACAGGGCCCGAATGCGTTTGTATGCGCGACTGTCTGACACTTCGATACGCCCGTTATGGTATGGCTTGAGCAGCTCGGCCACGAATGAATCCGCCTCAGTAGCTGCCATGGGCACCCCTGCCAATTGGCGCGACTGCACCAAAAAGCGCTCCCAACTATTGGCAACAATGCCCAATTGAAGGCGGACCGCCTCAGGATCGAAGCGCTCCGAATGCAGCACCCGCACCGCCGAATCGTTGGCACCTAATGCAGCAGTTATGGTGTTGTTACACACAACGCGAATCGTTGTGAATTTCGCTACTGTCGCCATTGAAGTATCGTAGCTTGTGCCGAGCAGTAAATAAGGCTTGACTGTGTCGCCCTGAACCACGTCCGCGCCTTCGCCCACCGATGCCAAGGCCCAAACCCTGCGGCCATAACTGAGCGCTCCGGCCGTTTCCATTTGAAACCCGCCGAGCCCTACTAAACGCTCAAAAAACCCCATCACTTCCGAGGGCTGCACCACCCGGTAGCCGTCCGACACTACGGCCAAGGGTGCCCCGTTGTCGCTGCGGTGTAAAACCTTCCGGCCTTTGAACACTTCCGGTGCGGTGGCCGAAGGGTGCCGAAATAAAACCGGACTTTCGAGCACGGTGTAAGCCAAACCCGCTTCACGGGTCCATTCGTCAATTGCTGCCCCGGCAGTCAAAGACTGCCCCAAGCCATGCCAAGGGGTGCGGCCAACAAATGCAATTGCGGCCGTGCCTGTTGTGGTGTCGATCATGTGAGCCATTTCGCTATCCTCTCTGAGTTAAACCCGGCAGTCGCCCGACTGCTGGTGTTATGAATTCTATGCCCTTGTGCGGCATTGTCTAATTGTATTTCACTATCGTGGTTTCAATCCCCATAGTTATCAAAAAACCAATGTAGAAGAAGAAATATTCCCACCGCCACGAATACCAATATCATGCCGCCCCCTCTCGGCCAATATCCCCGGCCACATGATGGCGCAGCATCGAGCCCGAAGGCAGCGAGCGAGCAAAAGACACAAGGGCGGCCGCATCATTAGGCGAGCCCACTTTTTTTGTGCCATGCCAAGCGATGGCGGCAGGCCCCCCGGCAGCATAGCACCCGCCCTTACCGGTGCCCACTTTTTTGGCCCCGCTCCCATGGGCCACAAAAACGACAACATCGGTGCGGTCCGGGCGTGCGCAAATGGGCGAACCATTGCCACATTGTGAACACGTGAAATTCTCGGCCAGCTCGGCAGGGCAGCGATGAAACCGCACACCTTCAACGACTCGGGGCCAAGTTTCGGCCGTGTCAGCAGCGGCAGCCAATACGGCAGGGCGGCCAATTTTTACGGCGGCGATAGCCTCAGCCACATTATCCGCGCTCGCATTAATGACAGTTTGCCCGGGTTTCGCAATTGGCAGCATAGCGGCCGCAAAGTGCGAATAAGTCCAAGCAAGCCCACGGCGTGGCACCGCATCGAGCAAGGCATTTAAATAATCGAAGTCCACCGCAGCCGAACCAGTCTCACTTTTTGGGTGTAGTCCGCACGTTTTGGGGCAGGTGCCGTAGGTCTCATGGGTGCCGCTCCGATAAGTGGCAGCAATTGGGCCTAGTTTACGATTCGATGAAATTGCAATAGTGCGCAGCATAACTCTATCCTCTCTGTTGTTGAAGCCGTTATTTTATGGACATCATGGGGACCATGTCGAATTGATTTTTTATATAGTCGAGCCGTTCCGATAGTTTAGCCTTATTAATCGGTTCAACAATAAAAAGCCCGTCAAATTTAAACCTGCCCCATTCGATGGCATCGCGTTTGCGTTTGAAGATGTGCGAGGGGTCCCCATTGCGTGCATGGGCCCAATATACAAAGCGAGGGCGCAAACTCATTTTTTTGCCCCCACTAAAACGCGAAGCTCCGAAGCGCAAACAAGGCAAGCATTCGCAAAAATAGGGCTCTCAATTTCGCAAGGTTCGCAATGATGCCAGCCATCACAGGGCAATTCTCCGCGCCCCACGGCATCGTGAACGGCAAACTGGCCGCTGCGCTCATAAATGTCATATGCTTTGGCAAATATTTGTTCCGCATCGGGAACCAAAACGGGCTGTTGAGGTGTTGTCATAACTCTATCCTTTCTGTTGTTGAGCCCACATGATAGGACAACGTGAGCCCGTTGTCTAATTGTATTTCACTATCGGGTTCACGTTTCCGATAGTACGGCGGCAAGCTCCGGCCAGGGCATGCCACGCGAAGGCCAGTCCCGCAAGGCAGGCAGCCGAAGCCCCTGTTCGGCAAGGGCAATCGCATCGCGCCCATGGTACAAATAAACCCGGCCCGGTTTGGCAATCGTGCCCTTGTAACTGACAAGCACAAAGCAAGGCCGCCCCTGCGCAGCATGCCGCGCCATGAAAGCGATTTGATGGGGGCGAAGCGCCACCTTCAAGCCGCGCTCCACCACCTTGAGCTCAACGCACACCCAACGCGAGCCCACGCCGACAAGGCAATCAGCGATGCCCAAATTGACGCGATTTTCGATCCGCTCGATGTCCGCCCCCGAAGCCTTCAAGCCATCGCGAACGCGAGCCGCAAAGGCTGCCTCAGGTTTCATCATCGGGTCCCAAATCGTTATCCCGTTCAAAGATATCAGGGGGAGGTTCTGCCACGGGCATGACAAATATCGGGTCTTTTTCTCGTTCGACACTTTCAATCACTTTCCCGCTCTCGGCATCGATCAAAGCAGTCGGGGGAGGCCCCCCGTAAAGTTGGCGCAGTTCATCGAGCTTTTTCTGCACTTCCTCTTTGCTCATGCTGTCGATCGTGCCATGGCGTATTTCTTTACGGTCAACATAGATGGTCCCCAGGGCCTGCCCTCGCCGATACTCGGCCTGCACAGCAGCCGCGAAAGCTCCCGCCTCCAGGGCTTTGTCGCGGATGAGTTGCAAGTCGCGCATGTGCCGCTCGTAGGAGGTGTTGTATTTCGAATTGAGCTCTGCCCGGTATGCCTGAATCGCGGCCACCACGTGGGGGTTGATCGAGGGGTTTGTGAGCTTCCAGGCCATCACCGAGGCCGAGCCCTCTTTGTACCCGGCACGCATGGCCGCCTCTTTCATGGTCACCCGGCCGTCCCCACTCACGAGCTCGGTCACAAACTTCCATTCCTTGGCGTTCAGGACCCTGCGCTGCTGCCGCAAAGGGACCACCTCTGTGCTCATGCGCTTGCGGGCCTTGTCCCCCATCACAGGGGGCACGTTCCAGACATCCTTGCGGGTCATCAGCGCGTTCTCCACAGCCGCCAGCCATCGGACACCCTGCGCAAGGAAAACTGCCACTTGGGGGCGTGCATGCGCACAAAGCGAAGCGAAGCCACCCGAGCGCTCTCCGCCTGCTTCTTGTCCGTGAACAGAATGCTGTCGCCGTCTTGCATGTCCCTAAACGGGTACTTGGTCCGATCTTCAGGCATAACGATTCCCGTATCAATCTGTATCATGATTACCCTCTGTAACTTATGCTCCAAGTGTAAAAGCCGGGTATCATTCGTGTCAATGGGAAACGGGCAATCAGGGGCACCAATCCCAACTCACTACCAGATGCGTTTCCTATAGAGCCTAGGGAGGAAGAGGTGAAAAATAAATTCATCCACAAATTTTCGTAGGGACATCCCAGAGATTACGCCTCTTTTTTAAGCAGTAATGTAGTGTAATGCCTTGAAACCCGCATGTAGACTCACTTATTACGGCATTACGTCTATTACGCCTATCCCCACGAAATAAATTAAAAAAACACCTCTTCCTCCCCAGAGTCTATAGGGAACCCAAAAATAGCATAACAAACCCCTGCTTACCCCCTAGTTTGGTTATATAGACCCTACAAGCATAGGGAAACTACCTATGTTTTTCTACACTTTTAGCACTTCAAAGTATTGACACGTACGCCGTAGTGTCTTAAACTAACCCCCGGAACAACAGTTATCCACAGAAAGGAGAGTTATTTTATGCGTAAAGTTACCCCACAAGAGGCTAAAGATCAGGAACGGATCGTGGCCGGGGCCAAGCACCTTGCCACTTGTTGCCAGGAGGATTTTGACCACCCAATCGATGCCTTGCTGTCCATGGTCCTG